ACGTCCTTGAACGCGCTGAAGTAGCCAGTGGCCTTGGAGCCGTCAGCGTAATCGGTGTCTTTGCTGTACGCGCGGAACATCATGTAATTGAGCAACGCCGCTTGGTAGGTGTCCTCAAGTTCGATGGCCTGCGCCTCGTTGGTGATCACCGACGGAACCTTGCTGTACACGACGACGAGGCTGCCAGCGCCGGTGTTGGGCGGGAACACGTAAAACACCCCGCCCTCGTCACTGTTGTACACGTAGTTCTTGACCGTTGCACTCGCTTTGGACGTGTGCCAGTCGTACGGCGCTGCATCGAGCAGTTCGCGCGAAATGAGGCGCACCGACGGGCCCTCGACATTGCGAGGAATATCCATCAGCACGATGGAACCGGTGGGTAACGTCTGAAGCGTCCCAGCGACCAATGACAAGTTCTGCCGCACAGTGTTGGCTGTGGGCGAGTATGTGACTACCTGCGACTGAGCTTCGTTCAGCCAGTCGAGCAGTTCAGCCCGCGTCCACGTGACGTTGCCGGTGTCTTCCAGCAGGTACGCAGCACGGTTGATCAAAGTCGTAGCGGTGATGGTGCCCATACCACTCCCGTGAAAAGCGCCCGGGGGTTACCCGGGCACCTCATTACGCGCTAACGAGAGCGACCCAGTTCGAGGGCGAGGTCGCCACGAACATAGCACGTTGACCCGTGGTGAGGGTCAGGGCCGCATTGGCCGACAAAGCGTTGATCACGCCGCCGGTTGCGGGGTACACAGCCGTCGAGTTGGCACCGGCGTTGTACACGATCACCGAATCACCAGCGTACACACCAGCGGGCAGACGAACACCGGTAGAAGCAGTGGCGCTGCTGGTACCGATGACGTTGATTTCGCCCGTCAGAGCGACAGCCAGTGCTTGGGTGTTGTTGCCAGCGGCGACAGTGATGCCAGTCACCACGTTGGCAGCGGCCGTACCTGCCCACTCACCGCGCTGCGACACATTGACCGAACTCAGTCCGAAAGACATAGCGTTCTCCTAAAGTTGAGGTGGGGAGGGTGTTACCCCTCCCCCGCCAATCAGCCGGCGATGTAACCGGTGGTGAACGCGTCGGCCTTGACTGCCTTGCGGCCGTACACCATCAGGCCGCGCACAAAGTCACCGAAGTCGTTCGGATTGCGAACGGTCTCGACCTTATTGATCTGCGAGGCGAAGGTGAACGCGGTCTTGTGGCCAGCGAGGATGGTGTGACGCTTGACCTTGCCAGCATCGGCACCGCCGGTGTAGTTGAAGTTCGCCGCTGCACGGGGCAGCAGGTTGCTCAGATACACGGTGAAGCGGTCGATGCGGCCGATACGGCCATTGCGCAGGGCCGACTCGCTGTCCCCCATGAACTGGGCTTGGGCGAGGTTGGAGTTCATCAGAAGCTGACGCTCGTAGGGGGTGATGATCAGCCAACGGTCGGTCTCAGGGATGTTCTGCTCATCCAGAATGGTCGACATGCCGGTGATGAACGACAGGATGTTGCCCGAGTTCAGGGTCACCGGGGCAGCGTCCGTACCCATGTTGTAGCCGCCCGAGATGGCACCAGCGGTGGCACCAACGTTGGCAGCAGCAGCTTGGTTGAACACGGCCAGCCAGCAATCGGTGTCGACCGAGATCTTGAGTTGGTTGCCGGCGTCAGTGGAAAACATCTCCATCAGGTTTGGCTTGGCCTGATACTCAAGGACGTCGTTCACTTGGAACGCGAAATACTTGCCCTTGTCGATCACCAGTTCGATGGTGTCGGGGGTCGGCACCTGATACGTGAGCGCGGTGCCAGCAACATAATCCGAGACGTTGAGCGTCGGGATGTTGTTGATGATGACCTTGTCGCCCATGTTCTGGACGTCGCCTTGCCAGTTGGTGTTGGCGATGTCGCCGAAAGTCGTGGCGGCGTAGAACTTGGCGTTCATCTTGGCCGACCAGATGGTCGGGATGAACGTGCCCGAATAAGTCGGGTTGGTGGTGAAGTTGGCGTTCGGGAACGTCCCGTTGGAGGACGTCGAGTATACGGTTGCCGGAGTTACAGTTGCCATGATGGGCTCCTAGGTAGGAGCCGCGCTTACGGGGTTACTCGCCCTTCAGCAAGCGCGGCGTTGAGTTCGTTCTCAAGCGCCGTCGCATCATCGTATTGCCGTGCCTTGCCAAGCCTGACAACCTTGTCCATCTCGGCCGCGAACTGAGCGGCGCTGTAGACCCTTTTGCCCTGCGGTGCAGCAGCGGGTGCCGACGATTTCGACGGTGCAACCTGCCGCTGAAGTTCTGCCTTCTTTGACTGATCCGGTGCTGCCTTTTTGCGGGGGTCTTGCTGCGGGTTCGCAGCCAAGAACGTATCGAACACTTCGAGTGCACGAGCCGAATCCGCTTCCTCAGCGGCAGCAAGAAGGGCTTGGTTCCACGTTGCCCGCGTACCGGGTACACGGGTTTGCAACCACTGTTGGCACTCCGGGGTAGCCTGAATGGCCTCCCACGTCGGCAGGGCGGCGTCGAGCGAAGCGTAGAAACGCTCCTGAACGGTCGCTGCCTGCGTCTGTGCAACAGTACCAAGTCGCTGGTCCTGCGCCGTAAGGCGTTGCGTCAGATCCTCGATCTTGCCCAGCAGTTGCTTTTCGCGCTCGCCAAACTGTTCCTTGGCGACCCTGCGGGCCAGATCAATCAAGTCGGTGCCGAATGCTTCAGCGTCTTTGTCCGTGATCAGTGACGAGGTCTGCGATTCGGACTGCGTAGCCGGAACGGCTGCTTCCAGTCGGGCGATAGCGTCTTGCAGCTTCTCGGCCAACTCAGCGTTCTGAGCCTCGGCCTTCTGCAAGCGAGCGTTGGCACTCTGCCACATGCCTTGCAGCGACTTGTATCGCTGCTCCAACTGTGCAAATTCGTCGTTCTTGGGCTCCGCAACCGGAGCAGGCTGCTCGGGCTGGACGGACGCTGCGGTTTCCTGTGGCTCAGAGTCGTTGACTGCTTCAGTCTGCTCACTGTTCTCGGCCGGCGGCTGAGAGAGTTGCTGCTGGAGGGCGTCTGCGGCATCAAGCTGCCGTTGAATCTGTGCTGGGAGACCCATGAAGTTCCTTACCGGCCGTTAGCTCGGTGTTCCATTTTCACAACGAGGTCGGGAGCGGACTCCAACGCCTCAACCAATTCTTTGAGTTGCTCAGCACGCCCTTGGTGACGACGCAGAATGGACTCTGGTTCCAGAGTGATCATCCTGTTTTTGAGGTCGTCAAGTGCGCGCTTCGCGTACTCCATAAAAACCTTGCCGTCATCCGACCGCACGAGTCTAGCGAATGCCAAAATCTCTCTGTCGGTCAGTTTTGTAAGCATGGTGCATTCTAGCTGCTAACGCCCACCGTTTGTCAACTACTTTTTCGCCATGCATTTACCGGCTGCGGCGCATGCCTTGGGGTTCTTGCACATAGCGCAGGCTTTGAACGGGGCGGGTTTGCCCTTGGGGGGCATCATTGGGGGTTTTTTAGGCATGACGAGTCCTTTATCGCTTTTTGGCTTTGACCGAACCGCCGCACATGTAGCCGGCGGACTTTTCCATCATCTCGCCACGCTTGTAAGCGGCCGGCGACATGCGTTTTTCCTTGCGTTCCTCAGCTTTTGACTCTTTGCCCTTGAACGGCATGGGTTTTTTGTTCACGAAGGCTCCTATTGCGGTTGCGGAGTGAAATTGTCAACGGTCGGAGCCCCATTTGCGAGCGCCTGACCCGACCCGGAAGGCATTTGAGACGGTCTGGTAGCTGGATCTGGCCCAACTTGCTGGTTTTGAGCCTGCGCAGCGGCCAAATTCTGCTGCAACATGGTCATCAGCTTGATTTTGTCGAGGTTCGGAACGATTTTGTCGACGTTTGGCATGTCGAGCGTCTTGGCAGCCTCCCGAAGCAGGGTTGCCATGCCTTCCATGCCCACGATTTGGCTCAAAATCGGGTTTCCGGCCACGATTTGCA